CTGGCAGCGGCGAAATTGGAGGAACAGTCATGAGCATCTTGGTAATGAGATCGGAGTATCACTTCTATTTTATTGAGACGCTTCCAGGTATTCCGCTAGAGCAACAGGCGAAGGATCATGGCGAGTTAAATGACCATATCTTTAGCGTAGAGGACGAAAACGGAAATGTTCTGTGGAGGCGATTGCAGTCATGAATGCCAGAGATATAGCCGAGGCCGTATCAGCAATAGACAGGGCCATGCGGGCGATTATAGATGGGCATGGGCATAACTGGATGGACATCGCCGGAGATTTATCTCTGTCCAGAGCTGCGCTGTTACGAGCGTTGGCTGACGTGACGGTCGCAGTCGATATAAAGGAGAGCGAAATTGCATAAGCCATTTTCTTTTGAAGCGGCGAAGGCCGGAGAGCCAGTGGAGCTTCAAAGCGCCGGTACAGCTACATGGGAACCTTGTCATTTCGTAGGCAGGTCCAGTGCCGGCGCTGCGGTGATTGAACGTGGAGATCGCTCCGGCATACTTGAGATCAGCCAAGAACGTCTTCGCATGGCCGCAAAAAAGGTAACTGTGCGGTATCGGGTGGCAGTGACACGCCAGAATGGATGGCCGTCACCGGTGATCGCTCAGACTAATGAACAGGTTGGAAACATCTCAGCCAGCGCCATGTTTGTTCAATGGATTCACACCGACTGGCAAGAAGTCGAAATCCCGCAATAACAGAATAAAACAAGGAGAAATCATGACAACTAAAACTCACTACCGAAAGGCGTTTAACTCACCCTATCTGAGTAGCGCGGATATTGTCGAGCCGACCGTGCTGACCGTGCATCACGTGTCGCTCGAACCGGACCAGACCAAGAAAACAAAGGATGTCTTCAACACTGCCCACTTCGTCGAGAAGGAAATCCGGCCCGGTGAAAAACTGAAACCGATGATCCTGAACGCATCGAACAGCAAGACGATGAGCAGCATAGCCGGATCAGCGTTTATCGACGACTGGCAGAACGTACGCATCACGATCTACGTGGACAGCAATGTCCGGTTCGGCAAAGAAACGGTCGAGGGGTTGCGTATCAGTCCTCACGCTCCGGAGAAAAAGTATCTGACGCCAGCGAACGCGAAGGCCTGGGAGAACGCGAAGGCCGCGTATAAGCGCGACGGTAACCTTGATACGGTGCTATCCAAGGTAAGCATGAGCGATGAGCATCAGGAACAACTCAAGACGGAGTGTGCGGAATGAGCAGGCACGGCATGACAGGCACCCCTACATGGAAAATATGGAGAGGAATAATCAAGCGGTGCACGCAGATTAATTGTTCTCGCTACCCTTACTACGGAGGCAGAGGGATACAGATATGCAACAAATGGCTTTCTTTCGAAGGCTTCTATGAAGATATGGGGGATCGTCCGGACGGGCTAACAATAGAACGCACAGATGTCAACGGAGACTACTGCAAAGAAAATTGCAAATGGGTATCTGCGGCAGAACAGAAATTAAATACGCGCCGGACGCATTGGGTAGAAATTGATTCTAAAAAGGTGGCGCTATCTGTGGCATGCAAGATTAAAGGGGCCAATTATAGCCGAGTAATAGACAGAATAAACAAGCTAGGCTGGACTCCAGAAAGAGCGTTGTCAGAGGGAAAGCGTGTTAATCAATACCTTTAATTTCCATGATGTCATTCAGGGAACTGATGATTGGCATGCGCTGCGCTGCGGGAAAGCAACGGGGTCTAATTTTGGCTTGTTCATGAGCAACGAAGGACGGAGTTTCGGCGATCCAGCAAAGAGGTATGCGTTGCAAGTTGCTTTGGAGATTGCCAACGGCAAGAAAGCAGAGTTCAGTTTTAGTTCAGAGCATATGGAAAGAGGGCGAGAACAGGAGCCCATCGCGAGGATGTTGTACGAGGATGAATATTTCGTAGACGTGCTGAACGGCGGCTTTTTCGATTGGGAAACGTACGGAGATTCACCAGACGGACTGGTCGGGAATGACGGGATTGTCGAGATCAAATCAGTCATCGCCCCGACTCACTATGCCACGCTTCGCCGCGGCAGTTTCGATCCTTCCTATAGGTGGCAGCTCGTGGGACATCTTGATTGCACTGATCGGCACTGGGTCGATTTTGTCAGCTACTGCTCAGATTTCCCGGAAGAGAAACAATTGATCGTCCACAGGCTGCACAGGGCGGATTGTGAACTGGAAATAGCAAGATTGAGACAGCGCAGGGCGGAATTTATCGGATTGATACAAGAAACACTGAAAACAATAAGGGAGGCAGCGTAATGGCATTCGAACAGCGCCCTGGTAGCGGGGTTTTATTCAAGAACGCAAAGAAGGGTGATAACCCAAAGGCTCCAGACTATACCGGCAACGCGCTATCCCCTTCCGGCGAACATTTCGAGTTGTCCGCGTGGATCAAGGAAGGCGCGAAGGGCAAGTTTATGAGCATTGCGCTCAAGCCGAAATTTGAACCGAATCAGCAAAGCAAGCCCAAGGCAAGCAATCCTTTCCCGGATGAAGCGGGCGATCTGGGTGATTGTCCCTTTTAAAGGAGATCGACGTGAGCATAGAAGATAACGGCGGACCAGCGTTTCCGACAAATGAGAGTAATTACCAGCGCGATTATTCCGATCCCGGCATGTCACTCAGGGATTACTTCGCGGCAAAGGCGATGCAGGGGATATGTGCTACTGATACATACACCGCTGAAAAAACAGCCAAGACGGCTTACGAACAAGCCGACGCAATGCTGGAGGCCCGGAAGAAATGAAAAACACTGACATGAAAAACTTCAGGGCGCGCCGCAGGATAAACAAAGATCGCATCATAGCCTGCGCACTCTTTATCGCGCTCGTGATTATCCTTGCCGTCAGGCTGGAACCGGCCAGCGCAGAGCCTCAGTTATCCGTTGTGACGTACGACTGCGCCCCGACGATTGAACTCGATATGCCGATTGAGCAAGGAATGCAGCTATGAGCGGATCAACGCAAATAGTGCGGAGATTGCGCAGCAGCGAATTCGCGCCGGCATGCTCTTGGGATGGCCTGATGGCATCCTCGATTAAGCAGTCTCCTGAAAGTCGCCCGGTATGCGAACGTAATCATGACGTAATCCGATCCATGATTGCCGATCGTGAATCCAGCGCAGAAATAGCGGATCGCGTTGGGTGTTCGGCGGTTTTACTAAACCGGTATATTCGCAAAGTCCCTGAACTACGATCCATGAGGTTGAAGTTTAAATGCAAAAAGAAATCGGCAGAGACATCTTCTTGGACCAAATATCTGGAGATGCGCCCATGGATTATGGCGGCACTAAAAACACGTAGCGTTGATGCTGTGGCTAAGGAGATTAAGCTCAGTCACTGCACGCTGCGCTGGTATCTGGCCAAAGACGAAATCGAAGAACTCAGGGCTGAAGTTAAACGGCTAAACGAGGTTAAAAATGGGAAATAGAGAAGAGTTTGAGAAGTTGGCAACCAAAACGGGATTCGATATTTTAAAAGATGCTTTTGGCGACTATGTTTTCCCGGGAACGTCCTCTGCTTGGGTGACATGGCAAGCCCGACAACCCGAGATCGACGCGCTGAATTCGCTTCATTTTGAGGCACTAAAGGAAGTAAACGCCGAGCGCGCAAAAAGCACCGCCAAAGACAAAGTAATCGACGAACTGGCGCTGCAAAAAGGAATCCTGAAAGCGGAGATTGGGCGAATTGAGTCGGGGAATGAGTCGCTCAAAGACAGGTTAAGGGTGCTCAAATCCGAAGTGGCGCGGTTGCGAAAGGATGCCGATCGGTATCGGTGGCTCCGAGCTGAATCTGACCGGGACTACGTGGAAATCCGAGACGTTTGGCACGAATCCGCGGATGACCTGGATGATTTTATAGACACCGCAATGAAGGAGACGAAATGAGCCATACGGCAGGGAAATTGAAGATTACTGGGAAATGGATACAGTCGGAAAATGGACGCGGAGTGGCGCATGCCGGATGTCCGTATATGGATGATGAGGACTCCCGCCGTATGGTGGCTTGCTGGAATGCGTTTGACGGTATGCCGCAGGACGACATTGAGGAGTTGGCGAAAATGCCCAACGCAGTCGTAAACCTTGCTTTTTATGCCGATAACCTGGAACAGGAGCGTGACGAACTGCTGAAGGTCTTGCGCGAAGAGCGTGCCGCGTGGGACGAGTTGAAATCGTTTTCCGAAATGCGAAAGATGCACGATGCTTGTGACGCCATCCTCGCGCGCTACCCGGAGGGGAAGTCATGAGCAAGATCAAGGTGTCAGCGCTAACCGACGAAGCTCTCAATGATCAAGTGGCTCTAGCTCTCGGCTGGCAACAGCGTCTATGGGGCGCTGTCCCGGTCTGGTTCGATCCGGCCAACGAGAATCGGTATCGGTGTCATGTAGCGCAGTGGAAGCCGTCTACCAATCCGGCGCAAGCCTATCCGATTATTGAGAAGTTTAAAATATCGACCATCATTCACTCTTCTGTGCCGGGGGATAAGAAATGGGGGGCGTGGTCATATTCGTCCCCTGAGCTACCGCGCATCTACGGACCCACCGCCATCATCGCCGCCATGCGCTGCTACGTCAGATCCAAATTCGGGGAGGAAGTAGATGAATAAGCTCCCCGTACTCGATCACGGCTTTGTCAGGCTCGTTGACAGCATGGGCGGTGACTTATCCATCGTACGCAGCGCCAGAGTGTCGTATGACGCGGAATGGCGAGCCGGTGAGGACGAAGGCAAGGACGCGAAGCTGATCAACTACCTGATGAAGAACCGGCACACTTCACCCTTCGAGTCCGTGACGTTCACGTTCGAGGTTAAAGCGCCGATCTTTGTTCTTAGGCAATGGCACAGGCATAGGACGTGGAGCTTCAATGAAGTATCGGCCCGGTATAGCGAGTTGCCGGTCGAATATTACGTGCCTGCGCTTGAGCAAATCACCACGCAGAGCACCAACAACAAGCAAATGCGTACGACTGAGAAACACGCCAATGCTGAATGGGCGGCAGAGATCATTCAAACGGCAAATGAAGGCGCGTTTATTGCGTACAGGATGCTTTTGGATAACAACGTTCCCCGCGAACTAGCCCGCACTGTTCTACCCGTCGGAACCTACTCTCACATGTTCGCCACGGTTGATCTGCATAACCTGTTCCATTTCCTGCGGCTCAGGCTGCATGATCATAGCCAGTACGAGATACAGGTATATGCCGAGGCCATGCTGAAACTGATCGATCCGATAGTGCCGGTATCGGTTGCGGCGTTCAGGGAGTCGTTATGACCGAGCGCAAGCACTCCCACTACTTCAAGCCCTGCCCTTTCCCGCATGTTGACGTTTACCGGGTGCTATCCATGTTTGGCGTAACGGATCCATGTATCCAACACGCGGTAAAGAAATTACTTGTTGCTGGTAACCGCGGCGCGAAAGATGTCGGCAAAGATGTTCAGGAGG